ATCAATCGAACCACATACGTGAGTGTGTGGGATGGGGGGGCGGTCTTTGTTTGCTCGACTAGGTCATGTGCAGCCACGAAAGTGGACACACCCTGGCGGGCTTGTGAACTTACCCTTCGTACGCAGTGGGATCTGCGAGACTCTTCCTCGGATGGCCATTTCCGTTGTTATGGTACAGCTGTTCCTCCTAGCGTAAAAGGGGGGCCCCTTCCTAACTAACCATGGCCGAACTCAACGAATACATCGCACTTATTGTATTCGCTTGAGTTTGCGGCTACCTTAGCTATCATGCCTGCACCTGGGCCTGCTCCAACCCGGGCCGCGTCTGCTCCAGACGCTCACTCTTCCAAGAAAATGCGCTCTCAAGCGCGTGGCGTGAAACGTACTGCTGTTGTTGGCGCTTCAGTAGCACGTTCGATGGAGAATATAGTTGCGTTGGAAGATGCAACTAAACAGAAGTGCCATGAGCAGCTTCGTGATGCTGCTGACACTCTAGCGGCGGCTGCAGCGGCCGCCAAAGCGGACGTTAAGTCAATGAATTTGGTTCGGGAAGTACCGGCCTGTTCCGACCGTCCGTATGCGCTGCCCCTCATCCCGCCCTCGCGTTCTGCTGATGGGTATCTTCTTCGGTCCGCCGCAACGGTAACCGGGGTGGAGACCCTCAATACAGTAGCGGGGTGGTGTGAGGCCTGGGCGCGGCTTGGGACTTGGGAGTTCGTTCCTGAGCAGACCGCACCCATCGTGGCAGGAGTTATCGTTCGCATTGTTGCCGGCGATGACGGGGTCATTCTTAGTATTAGCCCCCCTCCTGCAATTCCAGACTCACGCCCTTGTGAGCATCTGACGGCCCCCATAGTGCGCCGCGACCCGCGTCTCGTACGAGTGCGCGCGACATCTGGCAAGGTGTCGCGCTGCATGTACGTGTCAGCCACCCTCTTTCGAGAGTTGATGTCCAAGTTTAGTGGTGTCTCTACACCACTGGATGTCGAGATGGTTGTTGCGCTTGGGTTGCGAATGTCGGGCCTCAACATCCCCGCGGAGTGCGTGTGGGATGATGGTGTTATTGTGGATCACACCAATGTGATTCGAGACACTGGGTTGTACGTGGTCAACTACCACAACCGTGTCATCGTCCAGGATCCACTTTTTCGGTTTCCCGAGCAGAATACCAGTCCGCTCGCGCTGCTCGGGAGCCTCGTAGTGGGAGTAAGCTTTGGTCTATTAGCCTCCCGTGGTGGTGGAGCGGTGTCAGGCCCCGCCCCCCCCCAAAAGATGTCCGCACCGTGCTCTATGGTTATAGGGTCAACGAGGTGCCCATCGCCCCCCTCGGTCTCATCAAGCCTGACCTCCGAATTAAAACCCTATCTGTGGCTGTTAAAGCTCGCCGTGTTCTGGTGGCTGTTAACTTGGGTTGCTCCGTGGCTGGATGCGCACCGCCTACTCCTGACATCGGTGATGTTGTCAATGTTGTTAGTGGTGCTGCTAAGCGTTTTGGTGGCCTTACACCTTACGCACACCATGGGGTGCTTCGTGAATTGCGCGACTTCACTCGTAAGTGGTTGCATGCGAATTTGCGCCGACTCAGTGATGGAGATGTTCCTGATACTGAGACCTGGCTGGCGCATACGCACTATTCCGAGACCAGAAAAGCAGAGCTTCGTCGGGCGCTGGAAGAACATCCTGTTCTCACGCGTCGCGACCTTATCTGCAATTCTTTCCTCAAGCTGGAGTACTACATGGCAGACGAATGGAAGTACCCCCGGTGCATCAATGCCCGGTCAGACGCTTGTAAAGTCCATTTTGGACCGCTGGTACATGCTATGGAGAAGGAACTCTTTGCATTGCGCCAGTTCGTCAAGTACACCCCTGTTTCTGAGCGTCCCAACCACATCTACGATGTGTGTTACGCCCCGGGGGCCACTTATATTGCCACAGACTACAGTTCCTTCGAGGCCCACTTCATCCCTGAGGTGGCGCGAAGTCTGGAGTGGCAATTGTACAGCTACCTCCTTGGTAGCACCCAGGCCGGGCGACGAGAGTTGCCCTGGATCCGGAGGGCACTGGTAGAAGTGAACCTCTGTCGATTCAAGTCGTGTGTCGTTAAGGTACCCGGTGTTCGGATGTCCGGCGACATGTGGACTTCGCTTGGGAATGGCTTTTCCAATCTTATGTTGATGTTGTTCTGCTGCCACAAGAAAGGCGCCAATGTCACAGGGGTTGTGGAAGGCGATGATGGCCTGTTCCGTGTTGAGGGTCCAGCGCCCACTGTCGCAGATTTTGCGGCTCTGGGGTGGACTATTAAACTGGAGACAGGTAAAGAACTCGGTAAGATGGGGTTCTGTAAGCAGTACTTTGACTTGGATGTTCGCGAAAATGTAGTAAATCCCGCTGAGACCTTGTGTAAGGTGGGGTGGTCTACGTCGCGTCTTAGGCTTGGTGGGCCTAACATTCGGGCGGCTTTGTTGCGAGCGAAGGCGGACTCACTCGTGGCACAGTACCCGAATGCTCCAGTCGTTAGGAGCTTAGCAGAATACATCTTCCGCTGTGTTGGCTTTGGTGGTACGCGCGCTTATGACGCCGGTTGGTCTCCTGGTTATCATGACCAGGAGCGGCCCAGGTGGACAGCGCACTACCGCCCCGACTGGCGGAACTATGCAGTAGTGGAGCAAGTGTTTGGTGTAAGTGTGTCTGTGCAACGTGGGATCGAGCAATATCTTGACTCTCTCACTTCGCTGCAGGAGCTTGACCACCCTATGATTGCCGCGTTGATGCGGCCGAGGTGGTACGAGTTCTATGCGCGGTTCTCAGCACCTTACCCAAGTGAGTTCGCGGAAGCGTTCTCCACGTAGTACACCACACTCCTCCGGATTTGCCGGATAGGCGTAAAGGGCGCCGAAGATATAAACAGGC